ACAGATCAAATGGGTGGTTCCATTAAAAAAGCACAAGTAGGTCACGTTATTATTTCAGTAGCTAAGACTCTCCAACAAAAAGAGATGAAATTAGCGACAATAGCGATAACAAAATCACGTATTGGTGATGATGGAGTTGTCTTTGAAAATTGTAAATTTGACAACGGAATGTTGGAGATAGACACTGATAGTTCTGTAACATTTTTAGGACTGGAAGAACAAAAAGAGGAACAAAATAGACAAAGGGTAAAAGATTTGTTAGAGAAAAGAAAACAAAGAGAACAACACAGGTAATTATAGTTATGGAAAAAATATTAGTAGAAAATAGTAATCGATTTGTTATATTCCCAATAGAATATCACGATATCTGGGAATACTACAAACAACACCAAGCGGCTTTTTGGACAGCTGAAGAAGTCGATTTAACTGGTGACATTAGAGACTGGGATAATCTAACCGATAATGAAAGATTTTTCATTAAGAACATCCTTTCATTCTTTGCAGCGTCAGATGGAATTGTAAATGAGAACTTAGCTGAGAATTTCTATCGAGAAGTTCAATATCCGGAAGCTAAATTCTTTTACGGGTTCCAACTCATGATGGAAAACATTCATTCGTTAATGTACTCATTATTAATTGATACATACGTTTCAAATCCAAATGAGAAGGACGAATGTTTCAACGCTATCGATAGATTACCAGCGGTTCAGAAAAAAGCTAAATGGGCTTTGGAGTGGATTAAGAACGCTTCCTTCCAAGAAAGATTGGTTGCTTTCGCAGCTGTGGAGGGTATCTTCTTTTCCGGATCATTTTGTTCAATTTTTTGGTTAAAATCTAGAGGAATAATGCAAGGACTTTGTAACGCAAATTCCTTAATATTTAAAGACGAGAATTTACATTGTGATTTCGCGATTCATTTATTAAATAATCACACAGAAAACAAACCTAGTGAAGAAAGAATTAGAGAAATTCTATTATCAGCTCTTGAAATTGAGAAAGAGTTTATTACAGAATCTTTACCAGTATCTTTAATAGGTATGAATTCAAATTTGATGAAACAATATCTTGAATTTGTTGTTGATGGTTTATTGGTTAAAATGGGTTGTGAAAAACAATTTAACGTTGAACAACCATTTAAATTCATGGAACAAATCGCGGTTGAGACAAAAGGTAATTTCTTTGAATCAAGAACGGTTGAATATCAGAAAGCTAAGTTAAATGAGGTAATTAATTTTACGGAGGATTTTTAAACATGATGTCATTAAAAATAAAAAAAAGAGGTGGTGAAGAGGTTTCATTTAATCCACAAAAAATATACAATAGAATTAAAAAAGCTTCAAAAGGGTTGAACGTTAATTCAGATGAAATTTTCATCAAGGTGATTACCTCCGTACCGGTTGAGGGGAGGATAACAACAAAAGAATTGGATAAATTAGTGTATGAGATCGCTGCTTCATATACTGGTAGTCACCACGATTATTCCAGATTAGCTTCTAGTGTAGCTATATCTTCTTATCATAAGGAAACTAATCCTAGTTTTTATGATACTATGGTACAACTTCACTCTAACGGAATATTAAACGATGAATTTATTGAAACTATAATCGGTTATGGTAAAGAAAATATTGATAACGTCATTAATCACGACAACGATTATAACTTCGATTATTTCGCTTGGAGATCCTTACAGGAAATGTATCTTTTAAAGTTACCAAACGGTAAAGTAATTGAACGACCTCAACACATGTACATGAGGGTGGCTATTTGGATTACAAAAACACTTGATGAAGCTGTTAATTATTATAGATCACTATCTAGCCAATACATATCACCCGCTACTCCGATAATGATTAATTCCGGAACGAAAGTTCCACAATTAGCTTCATGTGTATTACACTACAATAATTCTGACTCTAGAGAAGGTTTATTGGGAACATTGAATGACATCTCAACTTATTCTTCGGACGCTGCTGGTATTGGGTTATCGATGTCAAATATTAGAAGTAAAGAGAGTAGAATATCCACTTCTGGTGGATTCGCTGGTGGGTTATTGAAATACCTTAAAATTGTTAACGAATCATTACGATTCTTTAATCAACAGGGTAGAAGACCGGGTAGTGCTGCGATATATATCGAACCTTGGCATAAGGATATTTTCGACCTATTGGAGATTAAGAAGAACACTGGAGCTGAGGAATTAAGAGCTAGAGATTTATTCACAGCTTTATGGATACCTGACAACTTCATGAGAGCCGTTAAAAATAATGGAGATTGGTACTTGTTTTGTCCTAACGATATTTCAAAATCTGGATTAAAACCATTACAAGAATGTTATGGTCAAGAATATGAAGAGAATTATAATAAAGCTGTCTCCTTAGGTTTGGGTAAGAAAGTTAAAGCTCAAGATATTTGGACTAAAATCATCGAATCTCAAATTGAAACTGGGGTTCCTTATTTATCGTCAAAAGATAATACAAATCATAAGACGAATCACCAAAATATGGGAGTTATTAAACAATCTAATTTATGTTGTCTTTCAGGTGAATCCGTTTTAACGATTAAAAGAGAGAATGGTAACATTGAGATGATGAAGATTGAGGATGTTGTTGAGGTTCTAAACACTTCAGAAAGATTAATGGTATTGAGTGAAGGCGGGAAATTCAGTTTAATTTTATCTGGTATGTTAACTAAAAAAAATAGTGAGATATTAGAGATTACAGATGTCGATACCGGATTTAGTGTGAAATGTACTCCAGATCATTTGATTTATACTAAAAATAGGGGTTATGTTAGAGCGGATGAATTAGTTGAATCCGATGAATTGGATTTGATGTTAGAGAATTATGGAAATAATCCAAATCATTTCGTAACTTTGGAAACAACTTAAAAAAATATAATATTCATAATATGATAAAAATTAAAAAATTAGAAGAAAAACAAGACGTATACGACATACAAGTTCCTGAAACCTCTTGTTTTTATGCAAACAACATATTAGTTCATAATTGTGAGATATATCAGTTTACGGACGAAGATACGACAGCTATTTGTACACTATCTTCAATGGTAATTAAGAATTTCGTCATTGATGGAAAGTTCGATTTCAATTTATTATACAATGAAACGAGACGTGTTACAAGAGCTTTGAATAAAGTGATTGATATTAATAACTATTCTACAGAAAAGGGTAGAAAAGGTGGACTTGAACAACGATTTATTTCGCTACTATTACAGAAAGTAATGAATTGTGTAAAACCGGAGAATACCGACCATATACTCACTTTGAAGGGTCACCAATGTCCAAAGGGATATTCCAATTTGATATGTGGGGTTTAACTGAGGATCAATTATCCGGACGATGGGATTGGAAAACGTTAAAAGAAAACGTGAGTAAATTCGGTGTTTGTAATTCTTTATTCACGGCACAGATGCCCGTAGCTTGTCAAACGTCTGATACCAGAATTATTACAGAAACTGGTGTTCTATCCTTTAGAGAGATCTGTGAAATGAATAATATTGATGTTGACGCTGCTGAGAGTAATTTCCACGGTGGGGTTTGGTTTGAATTTAAAAATCCGATTAATGTTAAAACGATGGACGGATTCTCGGTGTCAAATAAAATCTATTATAACGGACATAGTGAGATTTTAGATATTGAGATGGAAGACGGAACTCATTTCAAATGTAGCCCTGAACATAAATTTTTAATTGGTGTTAAAGGATATTCGGTTTGGTTGAAAGCTAGTGATGTTACGGAAGGTGATGTTATAAGTAATGTTAATGAGGATATGGTTGTTAAAAGAATAACCAAATTAAACGAGAAACTACCTGTTTGGGATATTGAAGTACAAGATGTTCATCACTATATAACTGAAGTAACCGGTTCATACGAAATGACCGAACCAGCTCATTCCGCAATCTTCAATAGAAGAGTTGTTGGGGGTGAAATCATGATTGTTAACAAATATTTGATCAATGATTTTGAAAAACTCGGAATCTGGTCAGAAGATCTGAAGAATGAAATTATTCTAAACGAAGGATCCATACAAAACATTAATTTCAACAAATATTTGGATAATGAGGATAAAAATTATCATAAAAAAGTTAAGAGAATTGAACAATTAATACCGAAATATAAAACGATTTGGGAAATTTCACAAAGGGAGTTGATTGATATGTCAGCTGACAGAGCTCCATTCATTGATCAATCACAATCCATGAATATCTACATGGGGAATCCTACTTTATCCAAGATCACGTCGTCACATTTCCACGCTTGGGAAAAGGGACTTAAAACTCTGTGTTATTACGTTAGAACAAAAGCTATTTCAACCGGAGCTAAACATCTCGCGGTGGATATATCCAAGATAGATAAACCTAAATCTAAACAAGAAACACCTAAGGTTGATATAATAAAGACAAATCTACCGGAAAAACCAAAAGATTCTCAATTTGAATGTTTCGGTTGTTCGTCCTAAAAATATTAAATCTCGATATATTATCGAGATTTTTTGTTTTCACGATATTTAAGTTTAATGACACACGGAATAAACTTTCCATTTAGAGATTCATTCAAAGGAACTTATTTTGACCTATCCGATTCACAAGAAGAGGAGATTAGGTCGAATTTGATTCATCTTATCTTAACCAAAAAAGGTACAAGATACTATCTTCCGGATTTCGGAACCAGATTATATGAATACATCTTTGAACCACTAGACGGACCAACTTTTTCACAACTAGAATCCGAAATAAGAGATTCTGTATCCATTTATATTCCGAACATAACAATAACCAATATTGAGATAAAAGACGCTTCCGATGGGGAGGAAAATAAGGGGACGTATGTCGATAATGGGGAGAGGGT